ATGGGAAGGCCCCCGATCGACCGGCGGCCCAACGCGTTACTCGCGCACTGGCACGGCCGCACGGGCATGTCGAACGCCGAGCTCGCTCGCGCCATCACGACCCGGGCCGCGGAACTCGGCGAACGGCACCTGGCGACCGACGAGAGCAGCGTCCGCAGGTGGCTGAAGGGCGAGTCCCCGCGGGCCCCTGTCCCGCAGATCATCTGCGGCGTCATCAGCGAGGCCCTGGGCGTACATCTCATCTGCGCGGACCTGGGGCTCCCCGGTCCTCAAGGCCTGCAACACGCTGGCCATCCTGACCTGCCCTGGGAGGCATCCAGCACCATCGGTGCCCTGACGCACATCATCCGGAGTGAAGCCATGCTGCCCACCACCCGCACCACCCCCGAAGCGAGGAACGTCCACGCCGGCCCGCAACTGCTCGACTCCCTGCAGACCTGGGTGAGGGCACCTTCCTCCGTCTCCGACACGGCCCCTCCGAACGCGGCTGCCGCTCGCATCGGCATGTCCGACGTCGAGGGGATCCGCGCCGTCACAGCGACCTTCCGGGACCTCGACAACCGGCACGGAGGCGCGCTCTCCCGCAAGGCCGTCATCGGCCAGCTCGACGAGGCCGTCGGCATGCTCTCCGGCACCTACACCGCCGAAACAGGCCGGGCCCTGTTCTCCGCCGTCGCCGACCTGGGCAGCGTCGCCGGCTGGATGACGTTCGACGCCGGGCGTCACACCAGCGCGCAACGGATCTTCGTCACCGCCCTGCACGCCGCCGCACAGGGCGAGGACAAGGCACTCGGCGCCCACCTGCTCCAGTGCATGGCCCGGCAGATGTCGCACCTGGGCCACTACACCGACGCCCTCGACCTGGTCGAGCTGGCCCAGTACGGAGCCCGCCGCCGCCTCTCCCCCGCGTCCACGTCGATGCTCGCCTCCCTCGAAGCGCGCTTCCACGCCATCCTGGGCAACTTTGACGAGAGCGAACGCGCCGCCGGGCGGGCCCAGGAGGCGTTCACACGCATCACCCCGGGAGAGGAACCACAGCACCTCGCGTTCTTCGACGAGCCCGAGCTCTGCGCCACCCTGGGAGTCGCCCACCAGATCGCGGCGAAGAACAGCGCCGGAGCACACCGGGCCCGGCGCGCGGAGAAGTCCGCGGCTCTCATCGACCAGGCCCTCGCCCACCGGCCCGAGCACCGTGTCCGCTCCAAGGCCTTCGACCATCTCGGGCTCGCGCGTACCCACCTGGCCATCGGCGAGGTAGACGGCGCCCATGAAGAGACGCGCCGAGCCCTGGACCTGTTCGGCAGGATCGGCTCTCGCCGAGTGGCCGACCGGCTCGTCGAGCTGCACGACGAAGCGGCCCCGTTCGCCGACGGCCGCACCGGCTCCGAACTCCGTCAGCTCATCGTGGCCGCCGTGAAGGTGTAACAGATTATCGCCGTTGACGTTTGGAATGGCAGGGGTGCTTACGTCAACCCCTGTAGCCACTCGGAGGCACGGTGACCATCACGACAGCTCCGCCCCGGTCCCAGACCGGCCGCTCGCACCTTCAGGAGAGCCTCTTCTCCTGGCTCACGCCCCAGGACCGGACCCCCGCGCCCGAGCCGGAGCAGAAGACCGCCCCGGCCCCAGCGGCGAAGAAGCAGCCCAAGGACCTCTCCCACACGTGGGTCGTGGCCGCCGAGATCCCGGTCGCGCCGAAGATCGCGAAGGTCGCCGACGACCGCGGGAGCTTCCGTGCGACCGAGGGCCAGCGCGTCAACGCCCTGGAGGTGTACTGCCAGGGCTGCCGACGCCCCTACGACGAGGTCGCCGGCACGGACTGTGCAGAGAAGATCGACAACCGGCACCTGATCGGTGGTGACCAGAGCACCCGGGCCAAGCGAAAAATCCCCACGCCACCGAGGAACGCCCGGATCCTGCCCGGCGGCACCATCAACCGAACCGGCATCAACGCCTACGTCTCCGGAGTGTCCCGCCCCGTCCGCTGACGACGCGACACTAACGCCGCTCACTGCCCATGGTGCGCGGCGTGACTACTCAGCCTCCCTCCAGGGCGCTCGCTCGCGAAGCCGCCGGATTGCTCCTGACCGCGCTCGGCGTGCTCGGCGTCCTCGCGGCGCTGAGCACGATCCACTGGGCCGTCGGGCTGTCCGCCACGATGAGCGGGATCCTCGCGGCCGGCCTGCTCGCCACTCCCAAGGCGGATGCCCCACCCGCAGCGCACGCCCTGCGCGCCGGCGCCTGCCTGACCGGGTACGGGGGCCTCACCGCCTGCGCGTTCATCCTCAGCACCCCAGCCGGCTGGATCGGCGTCGCCCTGGCGGTCGCCGCTCTCGGCTGGTGGCTCTCCACCGGTGAGACGGCCGACGAGACCGCTGAGGGGGCCTGATGCCCCGCCAGCTCCTGCCCGCGCTGCGCGGCCTCTTCACCCCTCGCACCGCCGACCTTCTTCCCGAGCCCGTCGAGACGAAGGATCTCCACGTCGGCAACGTGTACGCCTCCATGTCCTACGCCGGCACCTCAAGCGTCTGGGGGCTCCCCGGCCGAGCCGACGGCTGGGACATGGAACGCGTCATCCTCGAGGGCTACGAGCGCAGCATCTGGACGTTCAAATCCGTCGAGGCCATCAGCAAGCACCCCAGCACCCTGCCCGTTGAGATCGGGCGCGGCGGCGACGAGCGGCGGTTCGAGGAGACCCTCGACGACCACCCCCTCCTGCGCCTGCTGAACGGGCAGGCCAACCCGCTGGAATCCGGCGACGTCTTCAAGAAGCGGCTCTCAGCGCAGTTTCTGCTCAGCAAGAAGGGCGTGTTCGTCGAGAAGACGTACAGCCGTGGCGGCGCCCTGGTGCGCCTGGACCTGCTGCCGCCGGACCGCGTCGAGATCATCCCGGACGACGAGAACGCCGACTACGTCAAGCACTTCCAGTTCACCGACTACTCCGGGCAGGTCCGGGAGCTGCTGCCGAAGCACATCATCTGGCTGCGGGACCCGCACCCCACCGACCCGTTCTCCGGCGTGACGCCGCTCGAGGCCGCGGGGCTGTCCGTCGACCTGGACGTCAAGGCCCGCACCTACAACATCTCCTTCATCGACAACGACGGCCGTCCCGGCGGAGTCCTCGCGATCGACACGGATGGCCTCGATTCCAAGGAACTCGATCGGATCCAGCGGCGCATCTCCACGGGTGCGCACGTTGCTGGAGAGATCAGCGTCGTCGGGGCGGGCAAGGGCGGCGCCTCGTACGTGGACACGTCCGCCCGCCCCCGCGAGATGGCCTACGAAGTCCTCGCTGCGACTGCGAAGGGTGAGATTCTCGCCGCGTTCGGCGTGCCCGAATCGATCGTCGGCAACGCCTCGGAGCGCACCTACGCGAACGCCGACCGCGAAGAGTGGACGTTCTGGGACCACACCGAACTGCCGCACCTCAACCTCCTGGCCTCCGCCTTCGACGCCGACGTCCCCGACGGCTGGCAGCTCCGCTTCGACACCAGCAACGTCCAGGCGCTCGAGTTCCCCCGCCGACAAGAGCGCGAGGAGGCCCGGAAGGAGTGGGAAGCCGGGCTGATCACCATCGACGAGTACCGCAAGGTAGCCGGGCGCCCGCTGTTCAACGTGCCCCAGTCGCGGGCCCTGTGGATCAGCCCGCAGAAGGCCCCGGTACCGGCGAACGTGCAGGACGCCGTCGCCCTGGGCCTCGGCCCCGACCCGGCCCTGGACCCCGGCGGCAACGGACTGCCCGCCGGGCCCCCGCTTCAGGGCATTGAGGGCGCCGACTCGGCGGCCGCCGCCGTCGAGGAAGCCCGCGCGATCGAGCCCGGCCAGGACGCTGCGGCTGCCGTCGCGGCCGCGCGCGGCCAGGAACGGCTCGAACTGCCCGCAGGCCCGGACGGCTCGGCGGCCGCCGCCGTCGCAGAGGCACGCGCGACCACGGAGCTTCCCGCCGGCGGTGACGCGACCGCGGACCTGGCACAGGCCCGCGCAAGCATCGAACTCCCCGCTGCCGGCGACGCGGCGGCCGACGTCGCCGCCGCCCGCCGCCGCATCGAGAGCAAGGCCCTGCGCCCGGAGGAGCCCGAAGGGTTCGAGGTCACCGACGCGGACTATGACGCCCTCGCCGACGCCGTGGGGGCCGCCGTCCAAGCGCTCCTGGAACGGCAGGAAGGCGTCATCATCGCCCGGCTACGGGCCCCGAAAATCCGCAAGGGCACGCGGTACTGGGCTCCGGAGAACGCGACCGACACCCGGGGCGGCACCGCCAGCCTCGACCAGGACCGGGTCGTCAGCCCCGCACGGTGGAAGGAGGAGATCGCCGCCGCCCTCGCCCCGATCCTGCAGGAGGGCGCGGCCACGGCCGCTCGCCGGGCCAGCCAGGCGCTCACCGGCGCCGGAGTCGTCCCGCCCGCCGCGTACGCGGCCGCCCTCGTGACCGCCGCGTACGCGGGCGAGGCCATCGCCGATTTCCTCGCCGAGCTGGCCGACGAACTGCGCACCGCGCAGCCGGACGCGACCGAACTGGAGGACCTCGAGCGCGTCGTCACCGCGTTCTACACCCGGGCCGGGAACGTCCTGGCCGCCCGCATCGCCGAGTCCTGCGCCGTCGCCACGGTCAACGGAGCCGCCGACGCCTCAGCGGAAAGCGCCGGGCCCGACGTCGTACGGACCTGGATCACGCGCGGCGACGACCGCGTACGCCCCGCCCACAAGGCCCTCCACGGCAAGACGCTGCCCGCCGGAACCCCCTACACCATCGACACCTTCAGCCTCCGCTACCCCGGCGACCCCTTCGCCCCCCTCGCCCTCACCGTGAACTGCCGATGCCGCCTCCGCTACGACACCGACCCCGAGGACTGATCCGCATGTGGCCTGCAATCTGGATCGGCTGGACCCTGATCTTCGCCATCGCCGAGGGCATCGCCCTGGCCAACCGGCGGGACGGGGACACCCTCTCCGAGAACGTCCGCCGCCTCTTCCGCACCCGCACCAGCAAGGCCGGCAGAGCCGTCTTCGCCATTGCGTGGTTCGGATTCAGCGGCTGGTTCCTCCTCCACATCCTCACCGAGACGATGTAGCCGACTTGCCCAATTGGGCAAAAACGATCTTGACCGGAGGTCTGGTGAGCAGCAGGGCGGGCAGCGCGCGACGTTAAGCACCTGACGTGTGCATCGTCCGCGGCATGCTGAATCGTGCTGCCGTACACGCTGAGTCGCAGGACCTGAGTCGCGAGACCGAGACCAAGGCCGCGCGCCGCAAGTGGAACCCTGCGTTGCACCCCCGCGACCACAAGGGCCGGTTCATCGAGACGGGCGGCATCGTCCGGCTGTGGGGCGGAAAGCGGGCCATCGTCCGGCGAGCGCTCCCCAACGACCGCATCCTTGTCCAGGACGCGGGCAGCGACGGCAAGTTCACCGGGCGCAGGCACTCCACCAGCGCCAAGTGGGTCACGATGATCGCCCGGCCCGACGGCAGCGCGCCCACCGCCGACGAGGACAAGGTCGCCGCCGAGGACGAGCGCCGGGACCGGGACTCCCGGCGCGGCAACGGGGTGGCTCAGGACGACGACGGCGACCCGACCACCCCGAACGACCCGCACGACAACGACGACCAGGGCAAGCCGATCGGCGACGACGAAGGCGACGGCCCGGACGACGAGGACGACCAGGACGAGGCCGCCCTGCCCAATACGCGGCACGTCGCCGGGGCCCGGTTCGCCGACACCGCCGCCGTCCGCGCCCACTTCACCCAGCTCGCCGACCAGCCCGGCCAGAGCCCGAAGATGGTCCGCTTCCTGCGCGCCGTCGCCGGCGACAGGGATTTCTGGACCGCTCCCTCCGGCCGGCTCGTCATCCTCCGCGACGACGAGAGCGACCGCTGGTACCTGACCTCTGTCGGCACCGGCCAGCGGATGGGCGCGGCCGGTGACTTCGACACCGCCGCCGACGCCCTCAAGGCCGCGGTGCACATCGACCGCTCGGTGGTGGACAGCTCCGGTACGCCGTTCGACTTCTCCGACCCGGACCTGGACCAGGCCGCCCGCACGTGGCAGTCCAACAAGGGCGAGAACATCCAGGACGCGATCATCCGCGCCCAGAAGACAACAACCCCCCGAGCGGCCGCCACCGCGCCCGCTGAACCGGCCCCGACAGGCAGGCCGGGCACCGAAGTACCGAGGGCCGACCTCAAGCCCGGCGACCGCATCACGGTCACCATCACCAACCGCGATCTGGAATGGCCGGACAGCACCCGCCGCACGGACAAGCCCAAGACCGTGACCGTCGAGGGCACCGTCGCCCCGACCTACAGCCCCTCGCCCAGCACCACCGGTACGCCGCTGATCGACGTGACGCTGACCGGACCGGACGGAACCGCGCTCGCGACCGGAGAGGCCGTCCACGTTCGGCGTATGCCGGCCACGGCCGGAGTCTCCGAGCGACGCGACGGCTACGCCCCCGAGCAGATGCGCGCCGACCAGGTCCGTGTGGGCGACGTCATCGCCCGCGGCACGTTCGGCCACGTCGTCACCGAAGTGAACCGCTCCCCGCGCGGCCCGGGCTTCACCACCCGCAGTCTCGACGGCAGTAGCGCAATCGACGAGTTCAGCCTGCGCAGCTCGGAACAGGTGGACGTCATCCCGCGCGCCCGCCGCCGCCCCGAGGACGTCCAGCGGGACGTGCTTGGCGCGGTCCAGCAGCACGCCAACAGCACCGACGCGAAACGCGCCGCCCAGAGCATCATCAGCGACTGGCAGCGCGCCAACGAACTCGCCATGAAGCTCTGGCCCGACGGAGTCCCGGAACCGTTCACGGCGATGCGCCGGAACCTGCAGAACGTCACGGCGACCCCGAACGGCGCAGAGGGCTACCAGCAGAACGCCGAGGCAATCCGAGGTGCCCTCACCGCCATCAACGACCTGGAGACCGACGGCCTGGACGCCGGTCTCCTCAAGGCCCTGCACCGGCTCGAGGCCAACCTCGATGGGCACGTCGACAAGTTCGCCGCCGACGCCCGCGCGATCACCGCGAACAAGGAGAAGCGCCGGCAGCAGGAACTGCAGTCCCGCCCCCCGGTCGAGGGCCTGGACGACGAGCAGCTCCGCGCGGAGCACGACGAGCTGATCTCCGGCGACCACGGTCCCGCGGGCGAGAGCCGTCTCGAGGCCATCAAGCGCGAGCGCCGCGACCGCGACAAGCGGGCCATCACCGACCGGGCAGACCCTCAGACCCTCAGCAGATCAGCCCTCCTCGCCGAACAGGCCGAGTTCGCCCGGACCCGTACGTCCTACGAGTCCGACGACGTCGCCGATGCCCGCCGCCAGCGCATGGCCGCCGTCAACACCGAGCTGGAGCTCCGAGAGGCCGAGAGCGCCGCCCCGGCCAAGGCCCAGCCGGATGCCGCCGAGCCGGACGAACCGCTGCGCCACGCCTGGGACGACCCTGACCAGCTCATCACGGTGACGATGCCCAAGGAGCTCGTCGACTTCCTGTACGTGGACGAGACGGCCCCCATGGAGGACCCCGACACACGCAAGGCCCTTTCCGAGTCGGCCGAGGGCCGCAACGGCGCACGCAAGGTGACCGCCCCTGTCAGCGTGCACCGCGAGCTTCTCGAGGGGGCCTGGACGCTGGCAGGCGGTGAAGGACTGGAGTCCGACCCGGGCGAGGCCCGCGCCTACCGCGAGTACACCAAGCGCGTCGACAAGGCCGCCGACAAGATCCCGGCCCGTGCGCCGAAGAACGACGCCCCGCCCGCCCCCGAAGCCCCCGAAGCCCCCGAAGGCGACGGGAGCCAGAGCGGCACGGTCACGCTGACCCCCGACGAGGTCTCCGAGCAACTCGATGCCGTACGGCCCGGCGGGTCCAAGGCGCCGTCCTCCATGAGCGACGCGGAGATCCGCGAAGAGTCCGTTGCCCTCATGGAGCAGGAGATGGCGAACGGTGGTGAGCTCACCGGGGCCGACCGCACCCGTCTGCGCGTTCTGGAAGCCGAGGAGGCACGCCGGGCCGGTCGAGCACCCAAGCGCGAGGAGCCCAAGCCCAAGGCGCCCGTCGAGGAACCCGGCGGCCTGTTCGACAGTGACGAACCGGCCGGACCGCAACGCGCGGCCGACCTGAACAACCCCGACGACCGCCCCGCCGACGCCTTCGGCACCCCGGACATGTTCGCGGCCGCCGAGGGTCGCGACACCACCCGCCTGCGCCCCGCGCAGATGCGCCGTCCCGAAGACCTCGCTGTCGGCGACCGCTTCATCGACGCCGAGGGACTCACGCACACCGTGGAAGAGGCCCCGGTCCGCACCGGCCGTGGCCGCGTCCGTGTGACCTCCGGCGACGGAAGGCAGCACTTCCTGGCCCGGGACACCGAACTGCGCGTCCTGTACCCCGACGAGACGGCACCCGATGTCCCTGGACGGGACGAGGAGGAGACCACCCCGGCCGCCCCCGACGGTGGAAGCTCAGCGCCGCCGAGCGCCGACGGGCCGGCCGCGGAGGAGCCGAACGCTGCACCGGACCAGATCCGGATCGAGCACACCGGTTCCGGCACCGTCGTCCGCTTCCCCGGGCCCGATGGGCGTGCCAGCGACGAAGACTTCGCGATGCTGCGCAGCCTGGGCTTCAAACGCAGCCGAACGCAGCAGATGTTCTACCTGCCGAGCACTTGGACCCTGTCTACCCGTGACGAGCGGATCCGGAAGCTCAAGGACCAGTTGGACCGTCAGAACGTCCCTTACGAGGCGGCCGACGGTGAACCGGCAGATCGGCCGGAGCTGTCCGATGAGCAGCAGGAACAGCTCAGCAACGTGCGGTTGGCGCCCCTGGGCACGTGGGCGCTGACCGAGTTCCAGCCCGGCGACGAGGTGTGGACCGGCTCGAGTTGGGACCGCATCGACTCCGTCGGCCCGAAGAACGTGCGCCTGCAGCGTTGGGGCACCACCGCCTATGACCGGATTCTCGCCCGCCGACGAGGCAGCGAGATTCGGACCGTGCTCGACGCACCCCCGAACGACGGCATGCCGCGCCCCGGCGTTGACGACCCTGAGCGTCTGAGCGATTCGGGGATCGAGGACGAACTGGAGCAGCTCCGCGCCGCCACGCTGCCGGACGGCACCGACCCGGCCCAGCGAACCGTGCGCCGCCAGGTCACAGCCCGCATCAGAGCTCTGAGCGACCAGCAGTCCGCGCGTACCCGCGCGCGGACACGTGCGGAAACCGAGCGCCGGAACCAGGCAGCTCTTGTCCGTGACCCTGAGCGGCTCGCCGCGATGAAGGCTCAGCAGGTCCAAGGACGTGGCGGCGCCCCGATCGGCATCGTTTACCAGGAGGGAAAGGGGAAGTGGCGGTTCGTCGACCGTGACGGCCGCATGATCACCCCGAACACGCCGTACCCGACCCGGGCCGCCGCGATCAACGCCGCCAACACGCTCACCGACCGACGAAACGAGCGCGCGGGCGACGGCTGGACGTACGCCCCGTGGGACGACGTCCGCGCCGGCGACTCCGTCCGTGTACCGGAACTCGGCCGCTCCTCGACAGGGCGCGGCCGCCAGGTCACCGGCTGGTCGGAGCCCATCGAGGTGACGGACGTCAGCCGCGACGCCACGGGGCAGGTCACCCTGTCCGGCCGACGTGGTGAAGAGGACGTCACCCTCCAGATTCCTCGCACCGATGCCACGTTCGGGACGTCCAAGCCCGGCACAGTGCCCGACCGCGAACCCAGTGACGCCGGCGGCGGCATGCTCTGGCAGCAGATGCAGCCAGAGGACTTCGGCCGGGACGTACGCCCCGACGCCAACACGGGAGTTCCGGACTCACCCCTGCCCCCGGATGAGTTCGGCACCCCGGACCTCATCGCGAATGGCGAGCAGCCGCAGGCCTCCGCCGACTCCGCCGATCCCGAGGTGGCAGATACCCCCGAGGACCGGCAGGTGGCACCGCCCGCCCCGATCGGGGAGCAGGCCGGCCGCGACCTGGACGACGCGGCCATCGACGCCGAGCTGCAAGCCCTTCAGGAGTGGCAGAACCGGCACGTCATGCGTTCCAGCGAAGGCCCGCACGTCCAGGGCAACGTGATGCGCGCGCTGAGCCCTGTGGCGAACCGCAGGGCCGAGCTCAACGACGTCCAGCGCGAGCGCGAGAGCGCCGAGAGACAACTGCAGGAGCGAGAGGAGAAGGCCCGGCGGAAGGCCGAGGCCCTCGGCCGGGCCCTGATCGGGAAGCGGAACGCCGACGGAACGTATCCGGTGTCCGTCGACGACCGTGAGATCGGCACGGTGCGGCAGCTCGGCCGCCAGTGGATGTTCAAGCACGAGGACGGCTCCGAATCCGGGCTGGATCACCCCACCCGGGGCGACGCCGTAGCCGCGCTCGTCGAGCTGGACGACCTTCGGAAGCAGCAGGAAGTCGAACGGGCCCAGCAGGAGGCAGCCCGCAAGGAGACCCCGGACGGGTGGGTGCGCGGCGACCGCGCCGAGCTCGCGGAGAACGACGTCATCCGGGTGCCCGTCACCCAGACCGGTCACGACGGCCGCCCCTACCCGGTGCGTTGGCGCGACCCGGTGCGCGTCCGGTCGGTCGAACGGAACGACAACGGCACCATGTCCCTGTCCGTCGACAACCTCGACGGCACCCGGTCCGACCTGTCCTCCCTCGGACTGGCCAACCTCGATGCCGGCTTCGTCTGGCGGGAGGGCCGTACTCGGCCGGAGCCGACCCCGGCCTGGCGCCACGAGCTCCGCAACCGGATGGCCGACATCGGGGACGACATCGCGACCCTTCACCGCCTCGAGGGTTTCGAGGACCAGGAGCGCATCGGCGCTCTCGCCGGCCTGATCCGGCGGGTCGAGACCCACCGGAGCCCCGACCTGTCCGGAGACCTGCGCAGCATCGTCGCCGAGACCGCGTGGCTCGAGGAACAGTTCGACAACCCGGACCTTCCCTACGAGACACGCAGCCGCAGGTCCTGGGCCACAGCGGCGAACCGGAAGGCGCAGTCCGCCCTCGCCAACCCCGACTTCCAGCAGATCCCTCCCCGCCAGGATTCCACCGGCAACCCCGCCTGGACCTTGGACCTCGGCGAGGGTGTGTGGATCGACCGTCCGAGGAGCGCAGACAGCCCCAACGGCCCTAGCGGCGCTCCCCGGAACATCTACGTCGGCGGCCGGATCGAGGGCCTGATCGGACGGGAACGCCCGAGGGGCAACTACTTCTGGTGGCGGCCGGGCGGCCAGACCGGCGAAGGCCGCTACGCCAGCGCAGAGGAAGCGGCCCGTGGCTTCGCCCGCGACCTGCGGGAAACCAACCTGCCGAGCCTGCCCGCCCGCCGCGCCGACGATGAGTCCAACCGTCCGGACCCGGGCCAGAGCAACAGCCAGACCGGGGGCGAGGAGACCTCGGCAGAGCCCACGGGCGGGTTCGTCACAGGTGGAGTGACCGCGAACGCTGACGTAGCGGCTCACATGACCGAGATCGCGTCCCGGCATGACGCCGTACGGGCTCTCGGCACCGACCCGGGCCTGGCCCGGCAGCTTTGGGAGCAGGCCCGGACGGCGTTCGCCGAGAACAACCCGCGGTCGGGCTTGTCGCGGCTGCAGGACGCCGAACGGCACGCCTGGCACGAGATCCGGCGTCTCGAGGCCAACGGCGCCAACAGCGATGCGATCGAGGCGCTGAAGACGTGGGCCGTGTCGATGAACCATGCCCGGGTCCGGATGACGAGCACGCCGGGCCCCGGCGAACGGTATGTGACCTACGGAGAGCTCCGCCCCGGCGACGTCCTTCGGTGGCCGTACGTGAACGGATATGCCGTCTGGGGCGAGCCCACCTCCCCGCAGGCACCGCCGGATCACGAGCTGTGGGCGAACCCCATGTACCTCGACGGGCAGTCCTCCAACTCGCAGATGTCACACCCTCGCACGAACCTGGCGCTGGTCAGCGACGACGCGGAAGCGATCGACGCCGCTCGGCAGGCGCTCCTGGCACGGCGTTCTGCCGACGAGGAGAACCTGGCGAATCGCCGGCGCGAGCTGGAAGCCGCTCGGGCTGAGCGGGCAGAGGCCGCGCGGCCTGCCGTCGAGGGCGAACTCGTCGAGCCGGGCAACCTTGCCGTCGGCGACGAGGTCAACGTCAGCGGCCGTAACAACCGTGGGCAGGACCGGACGTGGCGCGGCCGGCTACTGGCCGAGCCCCGCCTTGTCACCGTGCAGCGTGGAGGCCAACGAGCGAAGGCGTGGCGCCTGCACATCGGCGAGGAGGGCCAGGAGCCCACGCTCGGCAACATGCTCACCGTCGGCGTGGACGAACGCGTCGACCGAATCGGCACGCCGAACCGCACCGAGGAGAGGGACGCGCCCGGGCGCACAGGGGACGACGCCGGGCGGGACCGCGGTGACCAAGACGCAGCCGACTCGACTGCTGGACCGGAAGCGTCGCAGGACAGCGACCGCGAACAGCGGGAGGACAACGGCCGGGAGGAGCAGCGGAACCGGCGGCGCGGCAACGACCGTGACGGCGAAGCCGGAGGCCCCGACGGCGGCCCGGACGGTGACGGGCCGGATGCCCCGGGCATGCCCGGCGGCACCGGTGAAGGCGACGGCCCGAACCGGGATGCGAACGACGAGGAGAGGAAGCGCAGGCGCCGCCGGCGCAGCAGCGGGAACGGCACCGGTGGTTCCGGCGGCAGCGGCCGACCGGGCGGGCCCCGCCTTCCCCGCCTGAACCTGCCCGATTCCGACTCCTCGGCCGATACGCGCAGCCCCGCAGGCGAAAGCGGCGACGGTGAAGGCGACACCGCGCCTCGGCCCCGTCCACGCCGCACGAGCATCGACGACCAGCGGCAGGCCTGGAGCAGCGGAGAGGATCTCACCCCCGCCGAGGACATTCCGGAGCGGCGCGCCCACCTGGCGCAGCTCGCCGCCCGCGACGGGCTCGCTCTGTCGGAAAGCGGCGGCCTGGTGATGTGGCGCGAGCCGCAGCCCGACGGCAGCACGCACTGGCGGTTCGCCCAGGCCCGCACCGGCAACAGACTGGCGAACATCACCCTGACGTCGTCCGACCCGGAGGAGGCGCGCGCTCTGGCGGGCCGGTTCGAGGAGATCGCCGACGCCAACGGTGACGCCTTCGACTGGCAAGCGCAGTGGGACCGCAGCACCGTTGCCCAGTGGCGCGACGGCGAGGGGCGCAACCTGCCCGACGCTCTGCTGGCAGTCCGTGAGGACTACCGGCAGGAACGCGAGGGCGCGTTCGCCCTGCCCGACGACCTCACCGGCCTGACCGACGACGAGCTGGCGGCCGCGTACGGCAACGGCCTGAGTCCGAGCGACACGATGCGGCTGATGGCGGAGATGGACCGCCGCGACGACACCGACCAGAAGATTCGCGCCGCTGTACCCGAAACCCCGCCGGCGGACGCCGAGGAAGCCGAGCGGCGCGGCCGGGCCATGGACGAGGCCCTCGGCTTCGGCGACACGGACGTCACCCGCCCGGCCCCGGCGACCCCGGGGCGCCTGCGCCGAGAGTTCGACGCCCTCGACGCGGAGCGGTTCGCCGCGGCGATGCAGGAGACCGGCGGAACGTTCTTCAACGCCGGCTCCCAGGACTCCGGCGTCGACCCGCGGGCCCTGTTCTCCGGCCGTTCGGTCACCGCGGCGCGCGCACGCGAGCTCGCCTCCGACGAGCTGCGCGACTGGTTCGACCGCAACGACGGCCGGCTCACCTACTCCACGTACTCCCAGCGCGAGCGGGACCGTGTGCTCCGCGCCGAGTTCGAGGAGATCGACGAGGCCCGCTACCGTGCCGCCGAAGCCGCGACGAACGGGTACTTCTTCCGCAGGCAGCACGACGGCGGCACGATCAGCGACCGAGAGCTGTTTTCCGGCGGATCCCTGTCTCAGTTCGACCGGTGGCGCGACATCGCCTCCGAGGAACTGCGCGACTGGTTCGACGCCAACGGCGGCCGCCTGACCTTCAACCAGTTCAAGAACGCCCGCCGCGCTGACGACCGCGTCGCCCGCGACCTCTACGAGGAGGAGCGCCGGGCCAACGAGGGCAGGGACGAGAGCACAGCACCCGACACCGCGGCGACCAGCCCCAGCAGCAACGAGAACGCCGCCAAACGGCCCGAAGAGGACAGCAACGCTCAAGCCGACGGGGCCAACCCCGCAGGCGCAGACACGCAGCCCGCTGCCCCGTCCCAGGGCGAAGACTCGGTGGCGCTTCGCGACCTCCGGGCAGGCGACATCATCCAGGCGCTGCCCGGTGAGTGGCACGTCGTGCTCTCAACACCGGGCGACCGCACGCGGGGCAGCGATCTGTGGCTCGACACCTGGTCCCTCGACAACGAGACCGGCCTCTTCGGGTTCCGCCCCGCCGACCAGATGTTCACCCGCAACGAGACCCCCGACCTGGTCGACCGCGGACGCCCTGTTCTCGACGCACAGATGCGCAGCCGCGCCGACGTGGCTGCTGCTACCGACCGCCGAGAGCGATCAGCGGCACGGCAGGCCGAACACTCCACCCAGCAGCCCCCTGCCGAGCCGCAGCCCGGCGTACGGCGTGCACGTCGCCCCGTGACGGACACCCCCGGCACGACCGTAACCCCGAACCAGCTCGCCGAAGGTGACGCGGTCCGCGTCACCGGCCGCAACAACCGGGGAGCCACCGTCACGTTCGAGGGCCTGCTCCTGGCCCAGCCGGACGAGACGACCACGCGCCGGGACGGAAACACAGTCCCCGTCTGGCGGCTGTACGTCGGAGAGGAGGGCGACGCACGCAATCCGGGCAACCGCCTCACCATCCCCATGGACGCGGAAGTCACCCGCCTCGAGGGCCTGGCCCCGCACAACTTCGACGAGACCCCGGAAACGGCCCCGGACGGCCCCGGCCCGGACGATGCCGAGGCCCCCCAGCCGATCGGCGGCCAGCCCGCCCACTGGGCGCGCGTCGACGACCTGGTGCCGGGCGACACCGTCCGCATGACCGGCACCACCCGGCGCGGCCGCCACGTCCAGCGCGCCGGGTTCGTCTCCAACCCGCCCGTGCGGGTCGAGGTGACCCGCCGCGGCCGCACCGAGCACATGTGGCGCACCTGGGTCACCCAGAACGCAGACGGCACCGGTGACGCCGGCAACGTCTACACCAGCCTCAACGCCACCGCCGCACGCGCGGAGTCACCCGACGACGTCGTCCCCGGCTCGCCGGCCAGCGGCGCCCAGAGCTCCCTCCTCGCCGGGGACCTGCCCGACACGATCCCCGCGGACAGGGAAGGCCGCGGCATCTTCCCCGGCAGCACCGTCACAAGCACCAACGACCGGGAAGGCACGGTCACCGGGGCCACCACCAACACCGTCGCCGTCGACTGGGCCGACGGACGCAACGACACCACCGTCGCCCCCGCCACCCTCAGCGTCACGGGCGAGAACCGGGCCGACGGCTGGACCGCCGCCGGGCAGCGGGTACGCCCCACCCACATCGTCAGCGACGTCGACGGCGCGCTCCTGGGCCCCGTCGACGAGGTCGACGGGGACCGGGTCACCGTCGCCACTGCCACTGGCCCCGTCACACGAAGCGCCGGGGACCTCCAGGTCACCGGCGAGGTTCGGGACGAGGCACCGGCCCCGGGCCCGATCGCCGACATCGACAACGTGGTTGCCGCCGACCTGAGCGAGGGAGACACCCTCCTCCTCGACGAGGACGGGGCCCTCTCCGTCGTCGAGATCGTGGGAGCCCCGTCCCGGAACGGTGACCGGGTGACGTTCGAATGGGCCAGCCCGGTCACCGGGGAGATGGGAGAGAGCGACGTCGACGCTTCCGCCGTGCTCCAGCGGGCGCTGGGCCACGACGGCGGGCGTCCCGACCTCAGCCCGGACGAAGCTCCTGAGCCGCCGGACGACATGACCGTTCACGAGCCGGCCCGCCCGGTGGACCCGGTCACGGGCCCGACCGTCGACCCCGGCCTCACCATGGGCGACCGGACTGTCATCGGCGACCACGCCGACGGACCGGACACCAACCCCGACGCCCAGCAGGCCGCGGCCCGTATCACCGCCGACCTTCCGGTCACCCCGGAGCAGGCCGCAGCCCTGGCCGCCCACCTGCGGGAGTCCGCCGACCCCTCGACGGGTGAAGGACGCGCCGCCCTGCGCGCGGCCGACCACCTCGACGCAGCCACCGGACGCACCCCTCCGCCGGGCCTGGACCGGCCGCGCCCCTCGAACGCCGCGCAGCTCGCCGAGGGCGACACCGTCGCCATGCCGGACGAGCGCCGAAACAACCAGATGCGGGTCTTCCGCGTGCTCGACATCGAGGAAGGCCCCGGCGGCGTCCGCCGACTGCTCCTCGAGGACGAGAACCAGCAGTGGCGCCGCCGCACCGTGCACGGGGCGATGCCCGTGTGGCAGCTCCCCGAAGCCCAGCCCGACCCTGTCACCCCGCCGGACACCGACCCGACGGCCACCCCCGCAGCTCCGCCTGCCCCGGCCACACCGAGCGCCCCGCCCGCCCCCGCTCCGTCCGCACCGGCCCAGCCGGTCGCGCAGCTCCTGCCCGGCGTTCTCCGCACGGGTGACGTCATCGACGCCCCGACGTCCCGGACCGGCTACCAGTTCAACGGCCACCGCCGCCTGACGCTGATCAGCACACCGCACCGCAACGGCTGGTGGATGCAGCTCACCGGCATCGACGACGACGGCAACGTGCACGACTTCGGTCTGCACAGCGGGCGCGCGGTCAACGTGTACGAGCGGAACCGGCCCACCCCCGCCCTTCCCCCGGCCGGAGCGCCGCGGGACCCCAATCCGGCACCGCAGAGCGACACCGACCGTCTCACCCGTGACCACGGCCGGAGCCTGTCCGCCCGCATCATCGACGAAGCCATCGCGGGCACCGAACCGGCCGGCACCATCCACGCGCTGCGCGAGCAGATCGCACAGCGCCTCACCCCCGACGCCCTGCGCGCAGTCCGCCAACAGGTCCGCCAGGAAGGGACGGACGCCCTCGACACGGCGGGGATCACCGGCCCCGACCGCGACGCAGCACGGCAGGCCTTCAAGCAGGCCCGCCGGTCTGCGCACGCCGCCACGGTGCGCGCAGCGCTGCGGACCATCAACGACCTGGAGCCGCTGCCCGACGAGAGCGAGGAGGACCTCGCGGCGCGAGCTCGCGACCTGCTCCGCCTCATCCCGGCCGGGATCGCGGCCAGACAGGACCGCAGCAGTCGGACCAACGGCATCGCGGACACCGTCGCCGCGCATGCCGAGCGGGCCATGAGCGCGCTCATGCAGCAGCTCCAGGACGCGGGCGTGGACCCGGGCGACGCCGAGCGGATCGCCCGCATGCTCGTCCGGCAGCTCGACGGCTCCCGGCAGGACACCGCCCGGCGGATCGCCCGCCGCGTGACGGCAGCATCCCCGGCCGCCGCCCAGCAGCCGGGCCTGCTGGCCGGGATCGTGGCGCTCCTCGTCCGCATCGCCAAGCGCTTGGCCGAGCTGGTCAAGGCCGGAGCCCGGAAGATCGCCGAGAAGTGGCAGGACGCCCGCGAGCGCGTGGCCCGCCTGCGCGCCTTCTTCGCCCGCACGGCCCGACGGGTCCGCCAGTGGCCGGAGTCCCGCCGCCTCGCCCGCCTGCAGCGCGCAGTGAACCTGCCGTCGGCCGACGGCGACTCCCTGTCCGCCCGCGTGGCGCACTGGGCCGGACTCATGCCGGAGCCGGGGCACTTCGGCCAGACGAACCGCCGGGTCACCTGGTGGCGGCCCACCACCTGGGGGCAGCTCGCCGCCGGGAACCTCCCCGACCGGTCGGACCGCATCCAGTGGGCCCCCGACCAGGCAGCCGACGGCGGCCCCGGACTGACCGCGCTGCGGCACATGGCCGCCCTGCGCGCGGCGGGCGGCGACGTCGACGAGGACGTGACGCGCCGTCTGGCCAGCACCCTCGGCGACGACTTCGGGGACGACCCGCACTCCACCCTGCAGGAGGCGGACGACCACGTCGCCGAGAGCGAACGCCGCCTGGTCACCCTCCGGGCAGCCCGCAGCGGCGCGACCCTCCCCGACGATCCGGACCTGGAGGTCGAGATCAGCGCGGCTCAGGCCGAGCTGACCGACGCCCGGAACACGTACGAGAGCCTCCGCGCCCGGTACGCCGCGGCGGTCCCCGAGGCGGTGGCCGCCGCCCTCGCCGAGCTCCGCGACATGGGCCCCGAGGGCAGCACCAGCCTGGTGTTCGGGCCGGACAGCGACGCGGACGCCGAGAGGGCCGTACAGGGCGTTCAGAGGCTCATCCCCCGGGCCTGGCTCGCCTCCGCGCCCGTACGCCGTGTGACCGCGGTGAGCGGGCTGTCAGGCCGCTACGAGCCGGGCACCCAGCGCATCACCGTCGCGGATCTCGCCGACGACGGGCTGGGCACAGCGGGGCACGCCCTGGCGCAGCACCTCGCCCGGCACCTGGGCGACCTGGACGCCGCCCAGCGCGTGTTCTGGTTCACCCGGACCCACACCGGCCGCCCGGGCGCGCGTCGCATGCGGCAGACCGCCCTGGGGCGCCTGCTGTCGAGGCAGCAGACGCAACCGGAGACCGGTGACACCCTCGCCCGATCCGTTCAGTCGATGTTCAGCGGCGACTGGTACCAGGACGACGACCTGCGCGCGTTCCTCCTGGGCCTGCTCGCCACCCGATAGGAGGCTGAGATGCCGTACACCGTGACGGGCAGATTCCACGACGGCGCCGCGTACACCGTCCTCGTCACCGGCCGGAAGGACCGGCCGGTGGCCGGGTCGCGGCGCGCTGCGGCCCTGGTGGAGCTGCACCAGGGGGAGCCGGTCTCCCTCACGCCCACCGGCCCCGTGCGCGCCGTCGACGGAGGCGACGAGGCCGCGGTTCGCGCACTGCTGCGTCTGCACACCGAGGTGGTGGAGGAGGCGGCCAGGGCGCGAACCGCGTGACCGGACCAAGATCGTTCTTGCCCAATTGGGCAAGAACGATCTTGGTCGACGAGCCCCGCCCCCGCAGCGGGCGACACAAGCCACGGTGGCGGCCCATCCTCCGCCCGTGACCAGATACGGATTCAGCTACAAGGCGCTCCCCGCTGGCGGCAAGCCGTTCGGGGACGACGAGGACGACGAGACGCAGGAGACGCCGCCCCTCGGCGGTGAAGACGCCCCCGGCCCCGACACGGCGGCCGCGGATGAACTGTCGCCGCCGGAACCGCCCACCGGCCCCTCACCCGCCTCCGCACCCCCGGAGCCCGAGCCGGACGCCCCGGCCGCGGACGAGCCGGCAGCCCCCGGACAGGGCGACGGCGCTGCGCAGCCGGAGGAGGCCCCACAGCCTCCGGCCGACGACTCCCGCCCGTGGGCCGGCGACCGCTACGATCAGGGCGACGAGACCGACCCGGAGGCCGCGCTGTACGGCTACACCGGGACCGGCGACGAACAGGCCTGGCTCGACAAGGACCTGGACGGCACCCTGACCGGATGGGTGCGAGACGGCACCGGCAAGGTGTGGCGGTACACGGACGTCGACGCCTGGGCCGCCGATGTCGACGGCGCACAGATGACCCGGACTCACAGCCGGGCCGACGACGGCGAACCGGACGACCGCGGGGAGCAAGACCTCATGTTCGCGAACACGTAGAGGAGACCGCAGTGCAGCTCAACCGCGAGACCATGCTCGATCTCCTCGCCGAGGGGAAGGCCGCGTTCGAGGCGGGAGACCCGGCGGACTCCTGCCCGTACGACCGGCTCCGCGGCGGCACCGAGGGCCAGTTCGGATACCGGTACTGGGCCCGGGGGTACAGCGACGCCCGGTCCGCAGCCGAGAACACCCGGCCCCCGGCGAAGGCCAGCGCAGGACACTAGGCAGGCACGGCAGGCACGGTTCCGGCGGCCCACTGTCCACCGCCGGAGGTTCCTCGCCGTGCCGAGCGTCCCGTCCACCTTCAGATCCCGCCCCACCCCACAGCGAGGCACCAGCCGGGCAATCTACGCCGTCACCGGCGTGGTCGATGAGGTCGACGACCTCATCGTCCCCGGCGCCTTCGCCCGTACCCTCGCCACCCGCCCCGTCAAAGCCGCCTGGCACCACAAGTGGGAGGCGGCCGTCGGCGTCACCCGCAGCACCGAGGAATGGCTACCCGGCGATCCCCGCTTCGCCGAGATTCCGCCCGGCCCCGACGGCAAGCCCTGGCCCAAGGAAGCCGGAGCGCTCGTCTCGACCGTCGCCTACAACCTCCGCACCACCAAGGGCCGCGACACCTACGAGCAGGTGAAGCAGTGGCACGAGAACAACCAAGCCGCATTCTCGATCGGCTACCGCGTCCCCGCCAGCGGAGCCACCCGCCGCGGCGACGGCGTCCGCGTCATCCACGACCTGGACCTCTTCGAGGTCAGCCCCGTCCTCCACGGCGCGCACCCCCTGACCAGGTCCCTCGAGGTCAAGTCCTCCGAGCCGGACGGCATGGAGTACAAGGCCACCGCCTCCCCGCATCTGGAAGTCGACGTCGACGAACCGGAGACCGGCACCGTGAAGGTGGCCGGCCTCGCGGTGAAGGCCGCCGACACCGGCCGCCTCCTGATGATCCAGCGCGCACTCGACGACGACGACCCCGCCGCCGGCACGTGGGAATTCCCCGGTGGGCACCTGGAAGACGACGAGGACGCCCTCGCGGCCGCGCTGCGCGAATGGGAGGAGGAGACCGGCTCCACCCTCCCCGGCACGGTCGGCGTCGTCGGGTCCTGGACCGCCCCGAACGGCATCTACCGCGGGTTCGTCGCCGTCGTACCCACCGAGTCCGCCGTCCCCCTCAACCTCCCGCACGACAAGCGGCGCCTGGCCAACCCGGACGACCCCAAGGGCGACGCCACCGAGGTCACCGCCTGGTGGCCGATCACCGCCCTGCCCGACATGCCGCTCCTGCGCCCCGAATGCCGGGAAACCCCCTGGGAGCTCCTCGCCGGGGCGACCCTCCCACAAGGCCCCGTGAAGACCACCCGCGCCAGCTCCAAGGCCGAAGAGTTCACCCAGCAGGTCACGGCCCAGATCGAGGAGGCCGGCGCCCGGGAGGAGAAGTCCGCCCGCGCGGCAGTCCATGCCGCACGGGCCCGCCCCCCGCGCATCGAGCACAAGTCCGCCCGCGCCGTCGTCGCCGAGATCAAAAGCCGACTCATCCCCAGCCCCCCGGAGACCGCCATGTCCCACCAGCCCCTGCCTGAGTCCCAGGAACAGCTCCGCTCCCGGCTCCACAACAGCCTGCGAGACCTCCTTGGACAGGACGAGGAAACGTGGTTGTGCATCGTGGGCACCTATCCGACCCACGTGATCGTGACCATGGAGACTGCCGGGGCCTCCCCGCACTACTCCGTCCCGTACACGGTCGCGGCCAACGGCGACATCACCCTCGGCACGCCACAGCCCGTCGAACTCGCCACGATCGTCGTGCCGGACGGAACCGCCGCCCGCCGGGCCGCCACCGCGGACGAGGACGTCGACGCCCGCGTCGTCCAGCCCACCGTCGAGGCCCTCGCCGACGCCACCGCCCGGGTCAGCTCGACCAGCGCCGCGCCGGAGCAGCTCGACGGGGTGCGGGCCAGGGTCGAGGACCTGATCGCGGCACTTTCCCAGAAGGGCCTCAACGTCGGCACTGCGCCCGCCCCCACGCCGTCGACGTCCATGGACCTCTGGGACGACGAGACCTTCCGCGACCCCGACGAGACCTTCCGCGACCCCGACGAGGACGATCTCGACCCCGAGGACGCGGCCCCCGCCGCTCCCGCCGCCGAACCGGAAGCAGAGGAGGAAACGGTGCGCCTGGACGAGGACGAGGTGAAGGCCGCACTTGCCTTTCTGAGGGGCTGAGTCGCACGGCCCGGCCCTGCCACTCGAACCGTCAGAACCACAAAACAGCAGGTCAAACCCCATGTGCTGCCCGTTTCTCGCACTGAGAACGGGCAGCACGCGACGTTAACCACCTCATTGCCCTTCAATCCCGCCTCAGCGTTGAGGCGTCCCGGTGCTGGCCGGGCGGAGCGACGCACGTCAACCGCACCCAGCATCAGGGAGTAACCCCATGTCGTCCCGTCTCAAGGAACTCCAGGGCCACCTGGAGCAGAAGGCGAACGAGGCCGAGCGCATCTCTCAGGCCTTCACCGTCGAGGAGAACGGCGGCTTCGTCGTCTCGACCGAGAAGGCCAACGCCTTCCGGAAGGTCTCCGCCGAGGCCATGGAGATCAAGGCGCTCATCGACGCCGAGCAGGGCCTCGCCGCGATCCAGGACTACCTGCGCGAGCCCGAGGGCAAGCCCGCGGCCGCCATCCACCACGGCCAGCGCCCGACGATGGAGGAGAAGTCCCTCGGCGACCTGTTCGTCGAGTCCGACGACTTCAAGCGCGGCGCCAAGAACGAGTTCCGCGACCGGCCGCACGTCCGCGCCGACATCGAGGGCAAGAGCATCTTCAGCCTCTCGGCCGGCACCGTCACCCACCAGACCCTCGGCAGCGCCCAGAACCTCGGCATCGCCGAGCGCGCCTACCGCAAGTGGCACATCCGCGACCTCTTCCCGAAGTCGACCACCAAGCAGGCAGTCCTCTACGGGGCGCGTGAGACCGGCTGGACGAACAACGCCCGCCAGGTCAAGGAGCGCTACGCCGCCGACGGCACCAGCCCCGCCACCGGAGCGGAGAGCGACACCTGGGGCCGCGCCCCCCGGTCCCGCCTGTCCCTGACCCCGGTCATGTACCCGGTCGCCGAGGTCGCCCACCTCCTGGACGCGCACAAGAACATCCTGAGCGACGAACCGCGGCTCAAGACGTTCATCAACACGCGCATGATCGAGGGCGTCAAGTACAGCGAGGACTGGGACCTCCTGCACTCCGTCGGCGACGGCCAGTCCCTCACCGGGATCTACAACACCCCGGGCGTCCAGCAGTACACCGGCCTCGCGAGCGACCAGTACAGCGTCCAGATCCGGCGCGCCATCACCAAGGCGCTCCTGGCGGAGTACAACCCCACCGGCATCGTCCTGTCCCCGACGATGTGGGAGCACGTCGAGGTCGAGGAGGACGCCAACGGCGCCTTCCGTGTCGCCGTCGCCGTCGCCATCGGCGCCGAGGAGAAGGTCTGGAGGCTGAACGTCGTTCAGACAACCGCCATGGCTGACGAGGACTTCCTCATCGGTGCTTTCGGTCTCGGCGCGCAGCTCCACGACCGCGAGTCCGTCTCCGTCACCGTCTCGTCCGAGAACGCGGAAAACTACGAGAAGGGCATCATCACCTTCCGCGCTGAAGAAAGGCTGGCCCTTGAGTGCCCGCGTCCTGAGAGTTTCGTCATCGGTAGCTGGACTCAGCCGACCCCCTGATCCGGGCCGGTGAGGGGGTGCACCGCACGTGGGTGCACCCCCTCCGCCGTACCACCACCCCGACGACGGAGGACGACCGATGATCGAGAAGCAGCCCATCGGACTGGCGGGCGAACTGGACGCCCTGACCAGCGCCCCAGCCACCCCCCGGGGGCCCGAGTGCAGCATCGGCGCCCTTCTCCGCTACGCCGACTTCGACGTCGCCGTATCGCTGCGCACGGTCCTCGACCAGACGGAAGTCAGCGCGACGGCCATCGCCGACGCCCTCAGCCGCCACGGCAGCCGAATCACTGCCGCCACCGTTGCCCGGCACCGGCGGCGCGGTCAGTCCAACGGATGCAGGTGCGAGCGATGACCCTGACCGCGGAACTCGACGCGCTCCTCCAGCCCGCCTCCCACCCGCAGACCGGCGCCACGCAGGCACAGCGACTCCAGCCGGCCGTACCGCGCGGCTGGGAGGAGGGCGTGCGCTACGAGCCGACCGGCAGCATGGTCGTCACCGCCCCGCCCGCCGAGCAGCCGCCCGCGAGCGAAGCCGACTGGCGGGCACGAGTCGAGGCCATGGGACTCGTCATCCCCGACGGGTTCCGTGTCCGCCTCACCGAGGCCCGGCACGACCCGGCTGCCTGGCACCGTGACGCACAGGGCGAGGACGCGGTCACCCGCGCCGTGTGGCGCTGCCGGTACGTGATCGAACCCGCCGAGGCCGCGTGGCTGTCCGCCGGCGACGTCGACGCCCTCGTCCGCGACGCGATGCGCCGCCGCCGCAAGCCCCGGACCGCCGTGGACACCGCCGAGCGGGCGCTCGTCGTCGTCTACGCCGACGCCCAGGCCGGGAAGGTCGGCCGGGACGGCGGCACTCCCGAGCTGGTCGCCCGCGTCGCCGAGCGGTTCGACCGGCTCGAGGACCACGTCCGCGACCTCAAGGCCATCGGCCGGGGCCCCACGGCCGCGTACTGGCTGGACGCCGGGGACTGCGTCGAGAACGTCGAGAACACCGCCCAGCAGGCGCACACGAACGACCTGGCGATGACCGAGATGGTCCGCGTTCACCGCAGGATCACCTTCGAGGGCCTGGACCGGCTCGCCGGGCGCTTCGACCGCGTCGTCGCCGCAACGTGCGGTTCCAACCACGGTCGCGTACGGCGCGGGCGGGAAGCTGTCGGCCCACCGAGCGACGACTGGGGCATCGAGGTGCTCTCGCAGATCGCCGACGCGTACGCCCGCAACGAGTCCGCCTACGGCCACGTCTCGTTCGTCATGCCGGAACGGTGGCGGGAGACGGTCTCCCTGGACGTCGTCGGGACCATCGTCGGTCTGGGGCACGGCCACCAGTTCGCACGCCCGGAGAAGGCCATCGACTGGTGGCGTGGGCAGACCTTCGGCCGTCAGCCCATCGCGGACGCGGACATGCTCATCACCGGGCACTTCCACCACTGGCGGGCGCAGCAGGTCGGCAACGGCCGACTGTGGATTCAGGCCCCCACCCTGGACAACGGGTCGGACTGGTACACGGCCCGGTCCGGCGAGGTATCTGCCTCCGGGCTTCTGGTGTTCAGCGTCGGCCCGGACGGCTGGGACGACCTGCGGATCCTCTGAGGCAGCGAGGGGCGGGCTGCACGCGACACAAGACGTTCGCAGCCCGCACCTTCTCCGGATGAAGAATGCGACGGTGGCTCCCTACCCAGAACGGCGCTCTCACCGGCACCAAGGCCATTGGGGCGGGGCGCAGTTCAAGAACGGCCGCCGGTAGTGCCGCCGCGCGTCGACGTGTGGGCTCCCGGCCCCCGGTGCCGCCTGCACGCTGGCTGCTTCGTTCCCTGGGGGTACGACCCCGCCCATACCGACAGTCCACGGCCGTACACCCTGGACGAGCTGGCCAGCCGGGAGGGGGCCCCGCACCGGTACGCGTACGGGCCGGTGAGCGCGTACGAGGAGACGTTCAGGCTCTGGCGGGCACTGAACCGCGACAGCCAGCCGAGCGACCTGGAGCGCCTGGTGGCGCTCGCCGTACGCCTTGCTCCGGCAGCAGGGAAGTTCGCGATGTCCGACCAAGATCATTCTTGCCCAATTGGGCAAACAGTGTCGGACCTCCAAGGCCTTCCCGACGGCACGTTGAGAACTCTCGCGTTCCTCTGCCGGTGCTCTGAGCGGTAGGGCGCGACCCAAGCCCAACGAGTCCTTCATCCTGCCGCGACCACCACCCGAAGAAGGGCAGACACCATGGGCTTCTACACCCCGAACGGCCAGCGCATCACGAAGGCCGCATTCCCCGCGACCGCAGTCCCCGACCCGCTCAAGGTCATCACCGCCGACGTCTACGAGTCGGTCCCGTACGGCCCCGGCGACGGCAGCCCCGAGGGGTCCCGCCGCCACCTGCGGTTCCAGGCGGGCACCATCCTGCCCACGTCCACCATCGACCGGCTGTTCGCTCCGGCGACCATCGCCTCCATCACCCCGGCCACCGGCCCGGCGGCAGGCGGCACCACCGTCACCATCAAGGGCACGAATCTCGACGGGGTGTCCGGCGTGAACTTCGGCAGCGCGGCCGGAACGGAGCTCAAGGTCGTCTCCGCCACCGAACTGCGGGTGAAGACCCCCGCAGTTGCCGCCGGGGCCGCGAACGTCGTCCTCGCTGACGACGCGGGCAACGTCACCAAGAACGGCGGCTTCACCTTCGCCTGATCCCCCCAGGGCCCCGCCGTGCGCGGCGGGGCCCGCTTCCCAGCGCGACACAAGCATGCCCGGAAGGGCACGGTGCGCGCCGTCCGGACCGATCACCCGACAGGGAGCCCACCATGGCCACCACTGCCCGCAGCACCCGCAAGACCACCGCGAAGACGGAGGAGGCCGCGACGCCGGCCGCCGCCCAGGAAACCGCCCCGGCTGAGAGCTCCACCCCGGCCGCGGCCGCCGAGCACAAGCCCAGCGCCCCGCAGGCACCCGAAGCGGCGCCGCTCGAACCGCCGACCGTCGAGGAAGCGCCGGAGCCCCCGGCCGCGCCGGCCTGGGCCACCCCCAACGAGGTGATCCCCGACGAGGCCAACCTCGCCGACGTCATCCTCGACGACGCCACGAAGGAGCCCCCGGCCGACCCCGAGAAGGTGTTCCAGCGGATGACCGCGTACGGCAACACCTACGTGTGCACCGTGCGCCTCATCGAGGTGACCCACATCGGACCGCACAGCAACCCGATCCACCGGCTCCTGCAGCCCGCCGGCGCCCACGTCTCCGGAGGCATCGCCGACCGGATCCTCTCGCGCCTCCGTGCACAGGCGGCAGCCACCGGGCAGTCGGCCGCGGCCGACACCGAGCAGTAGAGGGGGCCGGGGTGTCTGTCTACGACTACGAACCCAGGTACGGCGGCGCCGCCTACGATCCCGAACCGGCCGGAGGGCAGGTCACCAGCCTCGCCTTGTACGGCGAGCCGGAACGGACCACGGCGGTCGCTTCGGCCGGGCCCGGTACAAGGTTGCGGGCCGGGGTCTACCGGCTCGCGCTGCCGGACGTGCCGCCCGGCCGCTACTGGGCCGCGGTCACCTTCACCCCGTCCGACGGAGCCCAGCCGGTCACGGACCGGTCCGTGCGCCTGGACCTGCCCCTGGGCATGGGCTTCGTCACCTCCCCCGAAACGGTCGCCGACGCCCTCGGCCTTCCGCTGCCGCTGACCGCCGCCCAGCGGGACCAGCTCGAAACCGCGATCGACGGGGCTCAGTCCGACGTCGTCGCCTACCTCGGCCAACCCGTCATCCCCCAGATCGTCACCCGCACCGCGATCACCCCGTACTGGACGCCGGCAGAAGACCTCTCCGAGCCGGAAGCCTGGCCTTTCGAAGCCGACGACCTGGTCGACGTCCTCGCCTACCGGGACCGCGGCGACGGCACGTACGACGTCGACTTCCTCGTGGGCTTCAACGGCCCGGCGAACAAGCCGGTCGTGCGGTACGTGACCGCGCACGCCGCCGAGTCCGAACGGCAACGCCCCGGCGGGCTCGGCGCCTCCGGGCGCAGAGTGTCCTCCGTCGGCGCGGAGGGCCAGTCCGTCTCCTACGAGCCGGCTCCGGCCGCCGGACAGCCCGGGGCCCTGCCCCCGATCGAGTCCCTGAGCCGGTGGAGGCGCCTCCTGTACGAGCCCCTCAACCGGCCGGTCCGCGAACCCTGGCCGTACTCCTCCTCCCGGCGCCGCCGCCGCTGACGAAAGGGGCTTCCTCCCGTGGCTGTGGTCCTGCCGAACGCCCTGCTGACCGTCTACGTCCTCCCGCACCCCTGGGAACGCGACGCGAACGGCGTCCCCGTGCCGCCGAACCCGAACTCCCGCCCCGCCCCGCGCGGCACCTGGCCCGGCGCGATCACCGAGCAGACCGACGGCACGTGGTCCGCCCGCCTGGACCCGCAGGCATGGCCGGTACGAGCGGGCGACACGCTCTCCGACGAGACCGGCCGGACCTGGACCATCACGACTGCCCGCAACCACCAGGTGCCCGGCTGCCCGGACGTCGACTACGTCCAGGCAGCCGCCACCCTCAACCCGCCGGAGGTCCCCTGATGGCGAAGTTCACCCCCGCCCCGGGCCTCGAGGAGGCCCTGGCCCGGATGATCGCTCCGGACGTCCGGCGAATCGCCCTGCGGGTCGAGGCAGAGGCCAGGCGGTTCGCACCCCCGACCAAAACGTGGGTCACCGTTGCGGACGACCGGGTACGCCCCACCCACGTCGACGCCCAGGGCCAAGAGGTCCCCGGCAACCTCCGGTTCACGCTCAACTCCATGACCTGGGACATCAAGCACCGCGGCGTCGGCCCGAACACCTACATGCGCGAACCCCGCGACCGCAGCTCCCGCGCCATCGCGAACCTGAAAAACTGCCGGTGCACCACCCACAAGGACCCCGACGGCATCGCCCGCCTCATCAACACCGGACAGCCCGTCGTCTCCGGCAAGAAGGTCACCGTCACCGTGTACGCGCAGGGCCCGCTCATCGTCGAGGCCGAGGTCGGCACCGTCTACCCCGGCAACCTCGTCGCCGACGGCGCGCACTTCATGGCCCGCGGCGCCGCCAGCGCGGCCGCCCGCCGCTGACCCGGGCGGGCCGGGACGACGCGACACAAGACGTCCCGGCCCCCACCATGCGCGCCATGGCTACGAACACGACGTCCAAGCGCACCCCCGCCACCGCGGCCACGCCCGACGAGGCGGCCCCGGAGAACCGGCCCGACCCCCTCACCAAGACCACCACCACCCCCGCCGTCGTCGGCCCCGCACTGGGAGTGGACGAGGCCCCGGCCCAGGTGACCCTGTCGCAGCACCTGCGGATCGACGGCACCGACTACACCCCCGGCGACGTCATCCACGTCTGCAACGACTACGCCCGCCGGCTGCGGGACAACGGCTACGTCCGGCGCACCTGATGACCGAACGGACCATCGCCGACGCCGATCCGGTCTCCGAGGTCCTGGCGTGGCTCCAGCAGAGCACCGGGGCCGCCGACGCACTCGGCGGCCCCGGCCGCGTCTCCGGCATCCCCGAAGCGCCGTGGCCCCACCTCCTGGTCGGCCACGGCCCCGGCGGAGACCTCCGCTCCCTCACCTGGGCA